GAAGTTGCAAAGCAAGAGATGCCTAAGACAGCGCGTCTGTTGCAGATTGCATTCCGCGACAACCCCACCATTCAGTTCTTCTCACTGCCATTCGCGTCAATCGTCGCAATGGTCCTTGCCAACATGCTGATTGCAGAAGGCGAAGAAGAAGAAGACATGGATCCAGGTGCCCTCTCGATGGGCGCAGGAGCACTAACAGCATAGGAGTGAGACATGGGCGCACCAAAGCATCCCCGCAAGAAGTCTCCACCTCGAGCTGGTAGTGGTCCCTGCCCACAGAAAGCACCAAAACAAAACTATTTCTCGACCCTCATGCAGACCGAAGAGGGTCGAAGGCTGCGCCAGGAGTGGTCGCGCAAAAAGCGCAAGAACCCTGGTAGACCAAGGGGAGTGCCCGATGGGTTTCGTAAACACCAGATCGAACCAATCAGGGCACAAGTAAGAAAGGAAGCAACGGAGCTAGTAGAGATCATGGCAAAGAAGTTTGAAATCGAAGACGAGTACGCGAAAGAGGCGTTGACCACAGCGGTCGAAGTCATGCGCGTCCCAGGTGAGACCCGCGAGCGGCTTGCAGCCGCACGTCTTGTCCTGGACTTCACAAAGCAGAAGCCGGCATCGAAGAGCGAAGTAGCTGTGTCGAAAGCCGAAGACTTCCTTGCGTCGTTGATCGAAGAAGATGGATCCGAAGCTAAAAGCAGTTCGTAAGCGTCTCTACAACGACTTTCCTTTCTACGCAAAAGCAGCACTTTCTATCCGTACCAAGGCCGGCGACATCTCCCCTTTGTCGCTCAATCCTGCCCAGGAGATCCTGGATGAAGCGGTGCGGAAACAACTCGCGACAGACGGCAAAATCAGGGTCATCATCCTGAAAGCAAGGCAGCAAGGCCTGTCCACGTATGTGGGTGGCTACCTATACTTCGCGGTGTCGCAGCAGAAGGCCCGAAAGGCCATGGTGATCACTCACCATGCCGATAGTACCAGGGCTCTGTTTGACATGACCAAACGGTACCATGAGCACTGCCCTGAGATCCTGAAACCTCATACGAAGTACTCTTCGCGAAGGGAACTAAGCTTTGACATTCTTGACAGCAGCTATGTGGTCGCAACGGCTGGCGGTGACAGCGTCGGTCGTGGAGAAACTCTCACGCATGTTCATGCATCCGAGCTGGCCTTCTGGCCTAAATCTTCTGCCCAGGACATCTGGAATGGTCTGGTGCAAGCGGTCCCGAATACGCCTAATACTGCTGTATTTATTGAGAGTACCGCGAATGGTGTGACCGGCACCTTCTATGATCTATGGCGGGGTGCGGTAGAGGGAACAAACGGATTCGTGCCAGTGTTTATCCCATGGTTCGCAGATCCAACCTACCGCGAAGAAGTCCCTGCTAACTTCGAGCGGACGCCGGATGAAGAGGAGCTTGTCACCAAGTACGACCTGGATGACGAGCAGCTCATGTTCCGGCGTCGCAAGATCGCACAGAACGGTATCGACCTTTTCAAGCAGGAGTACCCAGCAGAGGCAGAAGAGGCCTTCCTGACAACTGGCCGGCCTGTCTTCAACCCTGAGCAGCTCACAGAATGCCTGGACAAAGCTCGTGACGTCGAAGAGCGTCTGGCGCTTGAGGGTGACGAGTGGGTCCACAACCTCCGTGGAGAGCTAACAACCTACCGCAAGCATGATCCAGGAGAACGCTATGTTATCGGGGCCGATGTGGCTATGGGTGTCCGGAACGGCGACTACTCGGTCGCACAGATCCTGGACTCGAAGAAAAGACAAGTCGCAACCTGGCGAGGCCAGGTGCATCCTGACTACTTTGCTGAGATCCTGTACGCGATAGGTGAGTACTACAACGAGGCTCACATAATCGTCGAAAACAACAGCCACGGCATCCTGACCTGCACTAGGCTGGCTAAGGACTTCAACTACCCCAACTTCTACACAGAGGTGCAGGTAGACAAAGTCACAGACCGTGAAACCGTAAAGCTCGGCTTTACTACAACCTCGAAGACCAAGCCGCTTGTCATTGACCAGCTCCGCGCATCGATGCGTGAGAACGAGCTCGAGCTCAACGACAAGACGACTATCCGCGAGATGCTGACCTATATCGTCACCGAATCTGGGAGCATGGAAGCTGAGCCTTCCTGCTTCGACGATACCGTCATGTCTCTAGCCCTGGCTAATCACGTCCATGAAGGAGCGTGGGAACCAGTCGAAGTACCCCAAGAACTATACATAGAGATGGTGTAATGGATTACAAACCACTGAGCGATGACGACATCGTTAAGATTGTTGATGACAACATCCGCACCTCTACAGGTTACTACGACAGCCAGCTTTCGCGTGAGCGTCAGAAGACCCAGGACTACTACAACGCCACGCTGCCCAAGCCGGCCCACGATGGCAACAGCCGCTATGTGAGCCAGGACGTCTATAATGCCGTCCAATCCATGACTGCTGGCCTCCTCGAGACCTTCTCAGCCGGCTCGAATATCGTGAAGTTTGCCCCAGAGGGGCCAGAAGATGTCGAATTAAGCAGGGTTTGCTCAGCGTACACTAACTTCATTCTGTTCCGGCAGAACGATGCTTTTTCAGTCTTCCAGAGTGTGATCCACGATGGCCTCATGGCTCGTGTTGGTGTCGCCAAAGTCTACTGGATGGACAAGGTAGAGACCGAGACGCAGACCTTCGAGAACCTCACCCAGGACGAGCTCGACATGCTCCTGGCTGAAGACAACGTCGAGCTGGTAGACAGCGAAAGCGACGACATCGGTCTCCTGTCCGGTGAGATCTCCATCGAGCGCGATGCCAGCAAGGTTTGCATTGAGGCGCTAGAGCCTGAGGCATTCATTGTCGAAGCTCAGGCACGTTCCCTCGAGGACAGCACCTTCTGCGCCCACCGTAGCCGTATGACCATCAGCGAGCTGCGTGAGATGGGCTATGACGAAGAGCTGATCGAGAACATCGGCGGTGATGACAACTCTGAGTATCAGACAGATCCCGAAGTCCTGGCACGTTACGAAGGTGTTGATGATAACCGTGGTTATAACAACAACGGCTATCAGGACCAGGTCCGGTCGGTCATGGTTCACGAAGCCTATGTCATGCTGGACAAAGAAGGCACAGGTGTTGCCTATCTCTACAAGGTGATGAAGGCCGGCGGTGTCCTACTCGAGTGCGAGCCGGTAGATAAGCGCCCATTCGTTACTTTCGCGCCGCTGCCGACACCTCATTCATTTTATGGTGCCAACTTTGCTGATCGTCTGTGCGACACACAAAACGCCAGGACCGTCCTGACACGATCGATCCTCGATCACGCTATGATCACCAATAACCCGCGGTATATGGTTACCAAGGGTGGTCTCAGCAATCCTCGCGAGCTCATCGATAATCGCGTAGGCGGTCTCGTAAACGTGACCCGCCCTGACGCCATTGCACCGATGCCACAAGCACCGCTCAATCCCTTTATCTTCCAGACACTGAAAGAGCTGCAAGAAAACGCAGAAGAGAACAGCGGTATCTCCTCACTGACGACCGGCATGAACAAAGACGCCGTCTCGAAGCAGAACAGTGCCGCCCTGGTGGAGCAGCTCGCGACCATGTCGCAGCAGCGCCAGAAGGTGATAGCTCGCAACTTCGCCAATCAGTTCGTCCGGCCGCTGTTCCATGAAGCCTACCGCCTGGCTGTGATAAACGAGACACAGGAAAAGATCGTGGACATCGCTGGTTCATACGTCGCTGTGAACCCATCACGCTGGAAAGAAAAGCGCGATGTGTCTGTCGAGCTGCACTTGGGCTATGGCGAGCAGGACCGCGAGGCACAGAAGATGCTCGCGATGCACCAGCTCTTCAGTCAGGATCCGGCGATGCAGCCGCTGTATCAGCTACCTAATCGCTACGCGATGATGAAGAGTGTCCTTGAGAACCAGGGCGTCCTTAACGTCGATGACTACCTGACATCACCTGAGCAGCTCCCGCCGCCACAGCCTGACCAAGGTCAGCAGATGCAGATCCAGATGGCTGCAAAGCAGATCGAGTTGCAGGAGCGTCAAACACAGATTGCCGAGCTGAAAGCTCAGACCGATGCAGAGATTGCACGTCTGAAGCTTGAGCTCGAGCAAGCCAAGGCTGAAGCGTCACATGCGCTGCAGTCTGACAACCAGGATCTCAGAGAAGCCCAGTTCCAGCACAAACAGCGGATCGATGAGGGTGAGCTTGAGGTTCTACGCCGCAGCACAACAGATGTACGCGGCATCGCCAGCCCCACAGGCTAACACCACCACAATCTAAGGAGAGTGCCTCATGGCGAATGAGGATGAACTTCTTCGTCTCGGCGAAGGAGCCAAATCGCTATTGGATAGCGAGGTTTTTAACCAAACCATCAACGACCTGGTGAACCAGTCTTTCCACAACTTCTGTAACTCGAAGCCCGAGGACAAAGAAGCGCGAGAGCTGGCTTACCACCATTACAGAGCCTTGATCGACCTAGTCCACACTCTACAGCAGCGAGTGTCAGTGAGAGACGAGATTGTCGCCAAGGGTCAGACTGCTGACAACCAGCAAGAGGAAAGCTGAGCACCATGCAAAACGTGCAGGAAGAGCTGAACTTGGACTACCAGGTTCCTGAAACACAGACCCCGGTAGAAGACGCCATCCTAGCTAGATGGTCTGCAGACGCTCCTGAAACGGAGCCATCACAAGACGAAAGCGAAGAGGCAACGGCAGAAGAACTGCCGACTGAAGAAGAAGACGAACCTGAACTTGAAGAGCTCGAAGAGTTAGACGAGGCCTCGGAAGATGTGGATGAAGCCGATGACGTGGACGATGAGACGGAAGATGAGCAGGATACTGATAGCAATGTCGATATCACTGACGAAACTGAAGTTGAGTTTGTTGTCGCTGGCGAAACGCATACGAGCACCATCGGTCAGCTCAAGCGGCTCGCAGGGCAGGAAGCTTCTCTCACTCGCAAGAGTCAAGAACTTGCTAAACAACGTAAGGACGCCGAAGACGTGTCCAATCGTAGTCATGTGGTTCTTCAGCGTCTGCTCGCAGATGCCAAAGAACGTGCAAAGCCGTATGAAGAAGTGGACATGCTTGTTGCAAGTCGCACTATGGATGCGGAGGACTTTGCACAGCTTCGTAGAGAAGCTCAGGCGGCACAAAGCCACCTGAAGTTCATCGAAGAAGAAGCGGACACCTTCTACAAAGACCTCCAACAACAGCAGCAAGCAGCCATGCAAAACGCTGCCGGCGAAGCTGTTAAGGTCCTGCAGGAAGCGATCCCCGACTGGTCGAACAGTCTATACAACGACATTCGATCCTACGCGGTCGCTCAGGGACTACCACAGGAACAAGTCGATACAATCGTCGATCCTGTCGTTATCCAACTCCTGAACAAAAGCCGTCTTTATGACCAGGGCAAACGTGTTGCCACCGTCAAGAAGAAGACAGCAGCGAAGAAGAAGGTGCTGAGATCCAAGAAAGCGCCGGCCAACGCTCAAACACGAGCTGCAGCCAAGCGTGACAAGGCTCTCGATACTCTCCGCAACTCACGTGACAGCGAAGACATCGCAGACGCAATCCTGAAGCGTTGGGAGCAGTGAACTGTAAACCCTAGCTCAGAGAAGGAATAAACCAATGAGCCTCTATTCGACCTATGACCAGGTGGGCAAGGCTGAGGACGTCCAGTCCGTCATCCAGAACATCTCTCCCCTGGACACCCCGATGTACACCGCCATCCGCGACCAGAAGGTCCATGCGCGTGTGTATGAATATCAGACCGACACCATCGATACGCCGGCGGACAATAAGTTGGCCGAAGGAAGCGATGCGACTGCAGCGGCGCTGACGCCTACCACTCTTATCACCGGGAACACACAGATCCTGAGTAAGACGTTCAAGGTCAGTGCCACCGCCGACGCCATCAAGACGCATGGCCGTGCTAAGGAAACCGCATACCAGCTCTCGAAAGCCCTGAAGTCTCTCAAGAAAGACATCGAATTCGCTTATGTCGGGCAAGACAATGCCGGCGTAACTGGTTCGGAGTCCGTCGCACGTGAGATGGATAGCGCATCCCAGCTCATCGCCTCTGGTGTTACGACCGATGCCGGCGATAACGCCACCGACGCGCTGACCGAGGCGAAGATCAACACTAACCACCAGGCCGTCTATGAGGCAGGTGGTGAGCCGTCGATCTTCATGATCAAGCCAGCAGACGCAACTATTGTTGCCGGCTTCACTGGTGCCTCCGGTCGTCAGCGTACCTTCAACGACGAGAACAAGACCCTGACCAACGCGGTCAACATTCTTGTCACACCTTTTGGTGAGCTGAAGGTTGTCCTGAACCGCGTCCAGATGAGCACCCATGCGTTCCTTCTGGATCCGACGATGTGGCGCTCTGCCGTCCTTCGTCCGACGTCCCGCACTCTTCTCGCGAAGAACGGCGACGCCGACACCCACTTCGTTGTCTACGAAGGTGGCCTGATGCACCTGCATCCGTCCGCTTCCGGTCAGATCAACGGCCTGTCGTAAGGCAGGATGAAATAGGCGTGGGTGGGAGCCCTCTGGTTTTTCGCTCTCCTTGGCCAGAGCCCACCCACTGCCTTTTAACTTCGAGGAGACATCATGGATAAGAACGACGTGAACCTGATTGGTTCGCGAGCCGCTTGGCTCGAGGACGCTGACGGCCTGGTCCTGAAGCACACCCAGGAGATCTCTCAGGACTTCCTGGACGGCGTCAAAGAGACCCGCAACGAAAGTCTGGGTAAGCGCGAAGGTGACTACATGTCTGTCGCTCAGATCCCTGTCATCGTTGTCGAGAAATGGCTGAGAGAGGGCTTCGATATTCTAGGCCCAGGTGTAACCGCTGCTGAGATCGTCAAGCGACTAAAGGCAGAGAACCTGGATGCATTCCTAACCACAGAAAAGAGGGTCTGAGAATGGCTTACACCGGCCCCAAGAAGTTCTCGAAGAAGGTCAAGACCAAGTCTGGTCGTACCAAGACTGTCCGTTACGGAGCCAAGGGTTACAGCATTTCCCCTGGTACCAAGAAGGGCGATAGCTATTGCGCTCGCTCGAATGGGCAGATGAAGAAGAACCCTAAGGCCGCACGTGACCCCAACAGTCCACTGCGTCTGTCTCGCAAGAAATGGAAGTGCAGCGGATCCAAATCCCGCAGGAGCAAATGATGAAAGGTTTGTACGCAAACATCCATGCCAAACGTAAACGGATTGCCGCCGGCAGCGGCGAGAAGATGCGTAAGCCAGGCGCTAAAGGCGCACCAACCGCTAAAGCCTTCAAGAAGGCGGCTAAGACAGCGAAGAAGCCGGCCAAGAAGAAGAGCGCCAAGAGGTACGCATAATGAATTACGGAGATCTCAAGTCGCATTTCAACGACCTGCTAAACAGGTCTGACATCACCTCAGCCCTGACGACCAGGTTCATTGACCAGGGGATCTCCCGCATTCAACGTCAGCTCCGTACCCCTATGAATGAGAAGGTGCGGAACTATACCGTCACCTCACAGACAGCATCTGTAACCGTTCCTAATGACTTTATCGAGCTCATCTCGCTGTACCAGGATGATCGAGAGCTGCGCCGGCTGCCTATGTCAAACTTTCGGCCTTATGCTGCTAACACATACACTGGCAAGCCTATCTATTTCACCCGCCAACAAGCGGACCTACTGCTTCACCCGCAGCCCACAAGCGGAACACTGACCCTGGTTTACTATGGCGAGTTCGACACCATGTCAGACGACGCCGACGAGAACATCTTAGCGAAAGCTGCACCCGATCTCATACTTTACTCAGCCCTGACTTTTGCCTCGGACTTCTACCTGGACAACAGGGCTGAGGTCTTCGAGGGCAAGTTCAATCAGTTTCTCGGAGAGATCCAAAGCCAGAGCGATGACCAGGAGCTATCAGGAGGCACCAACGCAATACGTCCCGCGTATGCATACGCAGATGGGAGTTACTGATGTCGAGCTTTTTCAAGTCCAGCGGCTCTGTCGATACAGGGACGCTCCCACAGTCCAACAGTGACGTATCCTCAGACACCGAAAACAACACCGCCGTTTCCTCTTTCTTCAAGACTGCCGGCGCAAACTCGACTGACGAAGCCACCATCCAATCCTCTGTAGACGCAGCCGCTACGAGTAAAACAGCCGCTGCCAACAGTGCTTCTGCAGCCGCTGATAGTGCTTCTGCAGCCGCCGACAGTGCCACAGCCGCAGCAGCTTCAGCCTCTGCAAGCAGCACTTTCACTACAGGAGGCGGGAACGTAGGCGGAAACGTCGATATCGCAGGTAGCCTGACCCTTAGTGGCAACGTCAATGGCCGTGATCTAGCCGCTGACGGCACTAAGCTCGACGGTATCGAGGCTGGCGCAACTGCTGACCAGACAGATGCCGAAATCAAGACGGCTTACGAGAACAACAGCGACACCAATGCGTTCACAGATGCTCTACAGACTAAGCTGAACGGCATCGAAGCCAGCGCAACTGCAGACCAGACTGCTGCTGAGATCAAGACAGCCTATGAAAGCAACACTGACACCAACGCTTTCACAGATGCCGATCACACTAAGCTAGACGGCATCGAAGCCAGTGCAGATGTGACCGATACAACCAATGTGGTTGCAGCACTCACAGCAGGAACTAACGTCTCGATTGCTGCTGACGGTACAATCTCGTCTACTGACACCGATACGACCTACACCAACGCAACGACATCTACTGCTGGTCTGATGTCTGCAACAGATAAGACCAAGTTGGATGGCGTAGAAGCGTCTGCTGATGTGACTGACACCACCAATGTAGTCGCAGCGTTGACTGCGGGAACCAACGTCACAATTGCTTCTGATGGAACGATCTCCTCGACCGACACGAACACAACCTACAGCAACGCCACAACTTCTGCTGACGGTCTGATGTCGTCTACCGACAAGACTAAGCTGGATGGTATTGAAGGCAGTGCAGACGTAACTGATACGGCTAACGTAACTGCTGCTGGTGCGCTGATGGACAGCGAGGTGACGAACCTTTCGCAAATTAAATCATTCGACTCATCAGACTACGCCACTGCGGCGCAGGGAACTACCGCAGACTCGGCCCTGCCTAAAGCTGGCGGCACGATGACCGGCAACCTTGAACTAAACAATGCAGACATTGTTTTTGAGGGAGCAACTGACAACACATTTGAGACTGTTCTAACCCCAGCAGACCCTACCGCCGACCGCACGATCACCCTGCCGGACGCTACTGGCGAGGTTGTGCTTTCCGACGGCAATATCGACACCGACGCATCCGCTGAAATTGGTAGAGCGCATGTCGGTTATGTGGGCCACCTTGATTATGCTGGCTTCAGCCACGTTGATCACAACACAAGCACAAACTACAGCCTTCTGCATTCTGCCGCTGGCAACACGTTCATCAACGGCGTAAGCAGCATTAACATGCGGATTGGCAATGCCTCCAACACGGCCACTGTCACATCCAGCGCCCTTGCTTTGGGTGCTTCCAAGTCCTTGCTGTTTGAAGGCTCTACTGACGACGCCAACGAAACCACAATCACTGCGAAAGACCCAACCGCTGACCGGACCATCTACATACCCGATCAAGCTGGCACCCTGCGCGTTGTTGAGCGATTTAACGTAACTGCAAACTTAGAAGTAGGGTGGAGGACCATTGCTGTCCTAGAGGGCAGAGATAGTCGCGGTCTGTCAAATCAGCGTCTGACCGCAAAGTTTACCGTCGCGGATTTGTCTTCTGGCCGTCACAACCTTGTGACTTTCACTGCCCAACATGCCTTTGGCGCTGACAACGGCTTGCAGGTTTATGGCTACAGTACATACGGCACTGACGCGATCACAAACATCCGTATTAAGTCAAGCAGTCTATATGGCGGCGCAGCAATTCAGATTTACGTTGCTAACGCCACCAATAACATCGTTGTCTTCCTCGATGAAAATAACCTAGAGAACGGCTTCGACGACAACGGCAGGGTCATTCTGAAGGACGGCATTGCTGATGCTACCGATCCGGGCAACGTAGGTTACGCCGCTGGCTCTGACGAGTATTCTGGGTTTACAGAAAAAGCGCGGATTAACCTTGCAAGAATTGAGCATGGTGGGTTTGCAACGAGCAATCGCTTGCTTGTTCAAGATGTCGATGACGGTGCAGGGACCGGTCCGTTTATTGATTTGTACCGTCAGAGTGAAAGCCCCGCAGACGGTGACAATCTTGGTACGGTGCGCTTTGTCGGCCATAACGATGCTGGCGAATCTCTTAATTATGCAGAGATACGCGCAGACGCCGCAGATGTGAGTGACGGCACAGAAGACGGCAAAATCTTCTTGTATGTCAAAGATGCAGGGGCAGACCGTCTGGTCACAGAGTTTACATCCTACGGCGTTCAGTTCCATGAGAACGTAAACATTCAAAGCAATAAGCAACTTCGGTTTGAAGGTGCAACAGCGGACAACTTTGAAACCGCTGTAATACCTACCGACCCGACAGCCGACCGCACGATTACACTGCCTGATGCCACCGGCACTGTGCTTTTGCAAGACAGCAGCGGAGACGTTACCTTTACCGGCGACAGCTACAACGTAGTCTGGGACAAGTCAGACAACGCGCTAGAGTTTGCCGACAACGCAAAGGCAGTATTTGGTACAGGCGGCGATTTAAAAATATGGCACTCAGGAAGCAATTCCTTCATACAAGAATCTGGAACGGGTGACCTTTATATACAGGGTGGTGTTGTAAATGTGACCGACACATCCGCCAATCTGTCCGCCAAATTCGTGGATGGTGGTGCGGTTGAGCTTTACCACAATACTGCAAAGAAGTTTGAGACGACTAGCTCAGGCGTAACCGTAACTGGCGACATCATTAGTCGTCATACCAACGACGCTACGCTGAAAGTCCACTCAGACACAGCCACAACGCCGACCGCCGCATTGGAATTGATGCGCGGCACGAATGACACTTATGGCGCTGACTTCTACACTGATTACAGAATAATCAACGGCTACGGCTCAAGCGGTTCCGCTGGTGGTACTTTATCCATCGGCAGAAAAGTGGATGGTGCCGCGGAAACATTCCTAGTTGATTTTAATACCAACACCAATCTGCTGACGGATGTCAGATTTCAGAAGGCTATCGTTGAAAAAGCGTATAACTGCACCGGCACGGTCCTCGACCCTTCAAACGGAACACTTCAGTACAAGACGCTTTCGGCCAACACCACCTTCACTGAGAGTTTCGTGGACGGCGAAAGCATCACCCTGATGATTGACGACGGCTCCGGCTACACAGTGACGTGGCCGGGTATATCGTGGGCATCCGGCTCTGCGCCTACACTCGCGACAAGTGGCTACACGACAATCGTGCTCTGGCACAGAGGAAGCCTGTACGGCGCGGTGGTAAGCTGATGTTGAGTAGGAAAATACTTGCAGCCAGCCAATCCGGCGGAGGTGGCGGCGGAGGTGGCGGCGGCAATAACACGGAAGCCGGACAAGCAAACGGAGTCGCTGTTTCAAACACGCTGCTGCCCAGCACGGTCGTCTGCTACACGCACGGCGTCTCAGGCACCTTTAACGCCAACAGCATTGATGGCTGGTATCGCGCCACTAGCGGAAACCTCTATGAAAGCTCCTCACTGTTTTCAGCAGAAGGTAGCGGATCCGGCGCATATGGGAGAGCTACGACATACGGCCACCCAACCGCTTACGGCTTAAACTCTGGCTACTTCACAAGTTTAGGCTACAGCCACAGCAACGGCGATTATTCTTTAATCGTCTACCAGCCAGTTTTGAGCGGTAACGGCTCAGTACAAGACCAACGCTGGCAGTGTAATTGGGTGCGCGATTACCTTCCCGACCATCTCGACAGCAATACTGACAGTCTTTGCATCGAAATGTTCGTCAACCCGGTCGAAAACTACGAGAGTTATTCCAGATTAGTCTCGGCATCTGGGTGGAGAGTAGACGCTCCTGCGGGGTTTGAGTTGAACTATTCAGGAACCTCAGACACCGTAATGGAGATTCACCACAACTACGGCAGTGGTACTAGCAATCGAGTGGGTGATACCTTTGATGTGTTTTCACAGGACGCATGGTCACATGTTAGCTGGCTCTGGGACTTTGAAAACTCCAGAGTTGCATTTCACAAAAACGGCTCACAGGTGTATTCCAGCACTGACAGCAACTTGCCGACAGCAGCTAATTGGTCACTCGCAAGCTCCAGCTACACAAATCTTGACACGCTGCTCTTAGGGTATGACAGCGGTGAACACAATCTGGGAAGCCTGTGGTGCCAGTACATGGAAGTGATCATTAGCGTTGATGACAGCACCAAACAGGCTCGTTACGGCAGCAGTTTCACACCATCCACAACACCACTAATCGCAGGAGGTTCCTGATGTACGTCAAAGTCGTTAGTGGGAGCGTTGACACTTTCCCTTACACACTTGACCAACTGAAGTCAGACAATCCTGATGTGAGTTTCCCTGCGTCGATACCTGATGCCACGCTTGCTGATTTCGACGTTTACCCTGTCACCAAAGTCGATCCGCCAGAACACGACATGAACCTTGTGTCGGTGACGATGGCAAACCCGACACTGGTCAACGGCAACTGGACAATGGCGTGGACGCAATCCAATCGCCCTGAAGCGGAAGCTGCTTTTAATGTCCGCGTTGAACGTGACCGGCTGCTGGCAGAAACTGACTACCTCGCACTGTCTGACCAGACGCTTTCGACGGAGATGTCTACCTACAGGCAATCGCTTCGCGACATCACAAGCCAGAGCGGCTTTCCGTTCTCTGTAACCTGGCCGAGCAAGCCGTAGCCATGGACACTGAAGCAAAGCTCGAGGCACATGAGCGGGAATGTGCTCTGCGGTATCAAATTGTACAAGACAAGTTGGATGGTTTAGACAAACGCATGTGGCGTCTCGAGGCTATGGTCATGCTCTCGACGTTTTCCATTGTCGCCGCAGCCCTCGCCCTGTTCATGAAATGATGACAGTCTTTGTCTTTGCCCTGGTAACCACCCTGGGCAGCAAGACGATCTCGACAGAATACTTCAGCGGGATCGATGCGTGTCTTTACTATCAAAAGCGCATCAACACGCAGCACATATACCACCACCCCAAGGAGCAGCACCTACACGCGCAGTGTCGTCCGACCCGCGTGGATCCAAACAGGGTCGAGATCTTCGACCATTAGGAGCTGCCATGTTTGCTGAAACCCTTGCCGGCATTGCGTTGGTCAAGTCCGCTGTGGATGGGATCAAAAGTGCCATATCGACGGCGAAGGACATATCCGACATTGCCGACGATATCGACAAGCTATTTGTCGGTGAACAGCAAATCCAAAAGAAGAAGCAGAAGCGGTCCAGCGATCCATTCTCAGTCGGGTCAGTGGCTCGTGAAACCATCGACGCCAAGCTCGCTGCTGAGCATCGCCAGGAGATCGCCACCCTGGTCGATCTACGGTTCGGGCATGGAACCTGGCAAAGCATCATTAACGAGAGGGCCAAAAGGCTCCAGGAACACAAAGAGCAGGAACGCATTGAGCGCCTACGAAAAGAGAAGCAACAGGAAGAGATACTGATCGGAGTAGCGGTCATGCTCGGTCTCCTAGTTGCTGTGGGAGCCTTTGTGTTCCTGTACCTCAAATTCAGATGAAGGAAGCAACATGATACAAGCACTGATCCCTCAGCTCCTCCCCATCATCTCTGGTGTCCTCGAGAAGACTGTCCCTGACAGTGTGACGAAGACCAGGGTAAAGGGTGAGATTGAGAAGGCCCTGGTAGACAATGCCAATGCCATCAACCTCGAAACGATCAAGACAAACCAGATCGAGGCCGGCCACAAGTCTGTCTTCGTGTCAGGCTGGCGTCCGGCCATCGGCTGGTCATGCGCCGCCGGCATTGCCTGGTTAGTTGTCGGTGCACCTATCGCACAGTATGTAATGAACCTGGCCGGCGTCGTTGTAGAGGTGCCTACGATCCCCAAGGATCTGCTCCTCGAGCTCACCTTTGCCATGCTCGGAATGGCAGGTCTCAGGTCATTTGAAAAGCTGAAGGGACTGACGAAATGAGGCAGATGGATCTGACCCAGGTACGCAAGCGTCTCATCGAGCATGAAGGGATCAGACTGAAGCCCTACCATTGCACAGCCGGCAAGCTCTCCATAGGCGTTGGGAGAAACCTGGACGACCGTGGCATCTCTCAGGCAACTGCTACGCAGATGCTCGAGGAAGACATCGAGATCGTCCTGGATGAACTAAAGCGAGCACTGCCTTTCTGGGAGAAGCTCAAGTGGAACTACAAAGAAGCCCTGGTCGATTTGGCCTTCAATATGGGCGTCCCGCGCCTGATGATGTTCCGCAACATGCTCAGCGCCATCGAGGCTGATGACCCCGATAAAGCCGCTGAGGAGCTCCTAGACAGCCGTTACGCTTCTCAGGTAGGTGTACGTGCCTCGAATATTGCAGCCCTTCTACGGGCCTCCTAGAGCGATCTAGGGCATACACCGGTCTGCCGCCATGGTGGATCGGTGTTTTTTCGATACTTATGTCCACCTATATACACTTAGTGCTTGACCTGGACTCTCCTGGGATTCATAACAGCATCAGAAGTCCTTCACTGACGAGCAGCTGACTTCTAATCAGCAGGTTGGGGGTTCGAGTCCTCCCGGAATCGCCATGCTAGTCGAAGGACTTCTTGAGACATAACGTCACAAGGAGACCTGACTTATGAAGCGTATCACCCGACAGACTAAGCCGCACAGCAAGTCCTGGCGCACCGCCAAGGCCTACTATGTGGACTTCACCTCGATCTATCTCCGTAAGATCAACCAGCGGCTGCCGGTATCAGGCGGTCGCATCTGCTGGGCCGTAGTCGGACGCAAGCACGTCCGCATCTGTCTGCCTGTCTGCAACACCAAGTTTCGTATGCGCCGCAGCGAGTGGGACCAGAGCCCAGTCAGGGGGATCGTATGATGGCTTGGGTAGCACCGCAAGACGATCCGCGCCTGATCCCGGTTCACTCCGCGATCCAGGCCTTGAAGGATCGCATCGACGATCTCGAGTGGGACGGTATCGACTGCACGTTCCTGCGTGACCAACTGGAAAACCTCGAGGCCTTCCGGGCCTCGGGTGAAGAGTACATCCCTACATTCTGAGGAGACCTTCGATGGACATTGCAACATTCATCAAGACCGAGGCCGACAACATCTGGACACCAGGCACCAAGCACTACTCCGAGAGCTTGCAGCGTGTAGCCAGGTTCTGCGACTTCGACGATTACGGTCGTCGTCACCTCGACAACTTCAAGGCTCGGGACATCCGGGCCTTCCTACAACATCTTGTGTCTGACGGATTATCAACATCTAGTGCCAACCGCTACGCAGCGGCTGTCAGCTCGGTGTTCAAACACGCCGTGCACGAGGAGTTCATCACTAGAGCGCCTCAGGTCCGCTATGAGAAGGAGCCTGAGGGCCGGCCTAGGTTCTTTACCGAAAAGGAGCAGGAGCGCCTGGTGGCCTTCCTACGGCGCTCCAGGGCACCATGGATGGCTGACATGGCCATCCTGTCTTTGCAGACAGGCATGAGGCACGGCGAGATCCTGAAGATCGGAACTGAGCACAGTGAGCTGATCAAGGGTGGCTCGATGCCGGTCCTGCGTCTGCATAAGACCAAGAACGGTGACGCCAGGGACATACCTCTCAATGAGGTTGCTAAGGCCGCCTACGACGCTCTTAGCGCCGGCAAGTGGTACTCACACCGTGTCTTCTACAACGTGTGGGATGAGGCCAGGTACACCATCGCCAGGGGCGACAAAGACTTTGTATTTCACGTCTGTCGTCACACTGCTGCCACGAAGATGGCCAACGATCTGAACATCAACACGACACTGATCGGCAAGTTCCTGGGGCACCGCAGCAGCGAGACGACTAAGAAGTACATCAAGCTGACTGATGACAGCTCGATGGATATTGCAAAAGCCATGATGGTGAAGTAAGAACGGAAAGTGAACAGAAGGAGACAACAATGAGGAACCCTTTTAAACTGACAGGTAACCCAAACAGAAGTAATCGTGGCTCGGCAAATGGGCCACCGAGCTGGAAGCACATTGACGGTGACGACGATTGGGCTACGGCACCACCTCGCGTAGACCAGGCCGTAGCTCTGACTTGTGGCTTTTATGATTTAATCACTTTTCAAAACACCGCTGATCCCAGCACCACTCTCCTCTTCTAAGACATCCGCAGCAGCCTCTCAGGCTGCTTCTGAAGACTTATGTCCACCTTATGCGTAGCAGCATGGGTTGAGGAGAGAGTGCTATGGCTAGAACAGATGCCAGGACTGAAGGGAACTTAGGTTCTCACAACTACGACTACAACAAAGAGACAGGACCGCAGACCCACGGCCTTAAGATCAAACCTAAGTTTGCACCAGGTACCCTCGGGGAGCTGGAGCATGAGAAGGACATGATTGCCCAAGGACGTGCAAGGTTTCTCGATAGGAAGGGCAAGAAGAAGGTTTGGTCTAACGAAGGCAAGCCTAGAGCTTTAATTGATGACATGGTTGTTGTCGTTGCTGAGGCTCTTAAGAAGATCCATGAGGATGAGATCGGAGCAAACCATAGACCCTTCGCGTGGATGAAGGTGTGGTCGGAGCTCCTAGACCTACCTAATGGCGCTGAGGTCATGGCTTTAGCCGGTATGTCTGTGATGATGGACAGCGTGGCCTACAACAGGACGCTGAATAGCTGCCTGGTCAACATGGGTAAGACCCTTGAAATGGAGCTATGGTCTGCCAGGCTTCGAGCTTTCGACAAGAAGCTGGCTAAGAGGATCGAGGACAAGGTCCGCCGCGATCATGTCTCGATGCGTTATCGGATGAAGGCAGCCAAGGCCATCGCAGGTAATGAGGGTTTTCGTGAGAAGGGCTTCAAGCCCAGCGAGGCCGTCAAGATGGCAGCGCCTCTGATGAGCTGCATCTTGTCCAACACAGATCTATTCGAGGTCTGGGACTTCTACGACAATGACGGCAAGACCGTCAGGCGCGTTGGTCTGACTGAAGCGGCTTCAGATCTGATTGCAGAAGCTGAGTACGCTGAGAGTTGGATGGAGCCCATGTGGCAGCCTATGATCGTCCCACCAAAGGACTGGGATGGCTACAATACTGGTGCTTACCTGGACCCTTCGCTGTCTTTGCAGCTCAAGCTGGTCAAAGGTGCAAACCGGAACCAGGTTAAAGACATCAACAAGCGCCTCGAGCGAGGTGAGTTGAAGGATCTACTGGACAGTCTTAACTTAATCCAGCGGACACCGTTCAAGGTCAACTCGTACACACTAGCCGCTGTCTACTGGGCGTGGCAGAACGAGATGCCGATCAAGAAGTTCCCACAGCACGAGCATGTGGAGTTACCGCCAAGACCCGACGACTACGACGACTGGACAGCAGACCGCAAGAAGGGCTGGGTGCTAGAGCGACGCAAGAAGCTAATGCGGAACCGAGAGATCGATGGTGGTAGGGTGATCATGTATCACGATCTGTCTACCGCGTTCTTCCTGGAGCAATACGATGAATTCTATCTGCCCCACAACATGGATTTTCGTGGCCGCATCTATCCGGTGCCGACCTTCAACCACCACCGCGACAGCTACTGCAAAAGCCTGTTCCTACTACAGAGAGCCAAGCCTATCGGTGAAGAGGGCTTCAAGTTTCTGGCACTGAAGGTCGCCGATTTAGGTGACTTCGGTAAGATCTCGAAGAAACCACTGCAAGATAGGCTCGACTGGGTCATTGAGAACGAGGATGACATCATCCGCTGCGGCACTGACTTTGCCGGCAGTTACGACTACTGGTCGAAGGCAGACAAGCCCTTCGAGTTCCTAGCTGCGTGTCACGAGTATGCTCAGGTCTGTGAGCACGGCTTTGAGTACAGGTGTGGTCTACCCATAGGCCTGGACGGTAGTAACTCTGCAGCTCAGCATTACTCGGCGGCGTCCAGGTCGCTGGATGAAGGTCACATGGTCAACCTCACGGTCAGCGACAAGCCTCAGGACATCTACCAGGTCGTCGCCGATAAGGTGATCGCGCAGCTCGAGGCTGATGGGACACCACAGGCTAAACTGTGGCTAGACTACGGTGTCACCAGGTCTGTCGTGAAGCGGCAAACCATGACCTTTGGTTATGGCTCAAACCTTTTCGGTTTCGCGGAACAACTAAAGGACGACCTGATGAAACCACTGGCCAACGACGTGATGAAGGGCAGGATCGATGTCCACCCCTTCGGTGACGACGATGGCTATCAGGCAGCTAACTTCATGGCCAAGCAGGTCTGGAAGGCCGTCAACGATGTCATTTTCAAGGGCGCTGAGGGCATGGCCTACTTCAAGGCCTTGGCCGACATCTGCTCGAAGGATGGCAAGCTGATGGCCTGGACGACACCGCTCAACTTCCCTGTCTATCATCGCTATGACCAGATGATTGGCAAAAAGATCAAACTGTATCTCCACGATAGAGACACCAATGTACGCAAGCGCACACAGGTAACTGTTTTGGAGAAACGTGAGGAGCGTGATGATCTGACCACCCCTGACAGGCGTAAGAACAGGAGCTCAGTGAGCCCCAACGTCATCCATTCGATGGACGCCTGTCACCTACAGATGACAGTCCTGAATGCGGTTGATAACCACCGCATCCGTGACTTCTTCTTGATACACGACAGCTTCGGCGTGATGCCGGCAGACTGTCCTAAGATGTTCAACGCGGTTCGCCAGAGCTTCGTTGAGCTTTATAGAGACAACTGTCTCTACACTATGCTGGCCGACCAGGTTCGCGATTACATCGACGATCCTGACAGCGTCAGCTTCCCAGAGATCCCTGAGAAGGGTGACCTGGTTCTGGAAGACGTGCTGCGTAGTCAGTACTGCTTCCTCTAACCAACCCCGAAAGAAACGGAGAACCCCATGCACTTGCGAGAGCGGGTGCTGGGGTTGGCCCGGCTTCACCTCATGCGCGGTGAGCCGGTACCGGCTGATCTGCTGGCAGAAGCAGATAGCCTCGGCATCCTTTTGTCTGAGCTAGATCAGCCTACCAATCCCACCACCATCGAACAATCAAAGGAGAAGAGACGATGGCCGCAGCTAGAACCAACTTCCGAACCCACAAGGGAAGGGCAGTCTATCCTTGGCTGACACAGCCAGACACGAAGTTCCACAAGCCTGACGGCATCTACAAGTGTGGTCTTCGTGTCCCTGTTGACCAGGCAAAAGAGATCATGGAAGCCGCCACTCTCCTGGCCAAAGAAGGCCTGGGCGACAAAGCGTCCAACGCTCGTATGCCCTGGGAACAGGACCAGGAGACTGGTGAAATCGTCTTCAAGACTAAGTCGAAGTACAAGCCCAAGTTCCATGACAGCAAGGGCAACGTCATCCCAGAGGGACAGGTGCCGCGTATGTTTGGCGGTAGTGTCCTGAAGCTGAAGGGCACGATGACGCCTTACGACACTGGAGCCAACTGGGGTGTCACGATGAACCTGACAGCAGTACAGGTGATCGATCCTGTCTCACAGGTCGAGGACTCTGATGGCTTTGATGCCGTTGAGGACGGCTTTGTGGTCAGCGAAAGCGACAACTTCGACAGCAGCGTGAACGGCGCAGACAATGCGGAGTTCAACGCGGACTTCTAAGTCTCGCGGTATCAAACACGGCTATAGGTCTGGCCTGGAAGACAGGGCAGCGAAGCAGCTCAGTGACGCCGGTAAGCCGGTCATCTACGAGCAAGAGAAGATAGCATTCACATGGCCGGCCAGGCCAACGACCTACAGACCGGACTTCAAGATCGTCACCGCTTCAGGTGGCTTTTTTTATGTCGAAACCAAAGGCAGGTTCACTGTCCAAGACAGGCAGAAGCACCTGCTGATCCGTGAGCAACACCCCGAGCTCGACATCCGGTTCGTCTTCAGTAATCAAAACGCCAAGCTCTATAAAGGCTCGCCCACAACCTACGCGATGTGGTGCGAAAAGCATGGCTTCGTTTACGCCAACAAGACGATACCGGATGCCTGGCTCTCTGAATGACTAAGGGAGACAGTCATATGGAACAAACGAAGGAGAGCACTTTCGTTTCACACGTCCCATGCCCCAGTTGCGGAAGCATGGATAACGCAGCGGAGTACGACGATGGGCACACGTACTGCTTCAAATGCCAGATCTACACGCCGGCAGCCGAACCCGGTAGCGAAGGCTCTGAAGCGCCACAGGCCAAGCATCGTCAGAAGCAAAAAGACCTACTCGAGGGCACGTATCAAACGCTCAAAGCTCGAGGACTGAGCGAGGAGAGCTGCCGCAAGTTTGGCTACCAGGTAGGGCATGACGGCCACCAGCCAGTCCAGATTGCTAACTACCGCAACAATCACGGTCAGGTGGTCGCGCAGAAGATACGCACCCCAGACAAGCAGTTTCGCATCCTCGGTGACGGTAAGAAGATGCCTTTCTTCGGCCAGCACTTATGGAACACCGGCAAGAAGCTGGTGATCTGCGAAGGCGAGATCGACACGATCACCGTCTCGCAGCTACAGAACCACCGCTGGGCGACAGTTGGTCTCCCTAACGGCTCGAGCTCAGCGGTGCGTTCTATCAAAGAGAACTGGGACTACCTCGAAGGCTTCGAGGAAATCATCATTATGTTTGATATGGACGAGCCTGGTCAGGCGGCGGCCGTCAAGGTTGCTGAGACGCTGCCGGCTGGTAAGGCCAAGCTCGCCCATCTGCCTCTGAAGGATGCAAACGAGTGTCTTCTTCAGGGCAAATCGGCAGACGTCGTCAACGCAATCTTTCAGGCTCGTGAATACAGGCCTGATGGCATTGTCGCGGCGGCAGATCTCAGAGACACCGTCAGCGAAGTCGATGCTGCCTCGACGATTACCTATCCCTTTGACCGCCTCCAGGAGATCACCAAAGGTCTCCGCAAAGGCGAGCTGGTAACGGTGACGGCAGGATCTGGGATCGGTAAGAGCACCTTTATCCGAGAGCTTTGCTACCACCTTCACCATGAGATTGGTGAACCGCTCGGGATGATGATGCTCGAGGAGAGCACCAAGCGTTCACTGCTTGGTTTGGTCGGGATCCATCTATCGAAGAACGTCACTGTCGATAGATCCGACGTGACCGACGAGGTGATCGAAGAGGCCTTTGACGAGTTATTTCCTCCCGCTCGTCCATTGTACCTTTTCGATCACTTCGGCTCATCCGACCTGGACGTTATCTGCAACCGGATCCAGTACATGGTCCGCGCCCTGGGTGTCAGGTTCTGCATCATCGATCACATCTCGATCCTGGTGTCCGGCCTGGCCACCAACGATGAGCGCAAGCTGATCGACATGGCGATGACCAGGCTACGAACCCTGGTCCAAGAGCTCGACATCGGGCTCGTCATCGTATCGCACCTGCGCCGGCCTGAGGGCGACAAGGGCCACGAGGACGGTGCCAAGGTACGCCTGGGCCAGCTACGTGGATCCCACAGCATCGCGCAGCTCAGCGACATCTGCATCTCACTGCAGATCGATCCCGACAACCCCGACGGCGACACCCGGCATCTACACGTTCTGAAGAACCGCTGGACAGGCGAAACAGGCTTTGCCGGCTCTGTGTCCTTCGACCGGACCAGTGGCCGTCTACGACCATCGGAGGCGCTGTTTTGAGGATGTCCACCTACGACTACTGCATGACCTTCGTCGAGGCCATGCAGCGAACCAATGAACCGAAACGAAGGCGTACCTACCAGCTCAAGATCCGCGAGCGTCTGCTCGAAGATCCCTGGGCCTACAAGGGCGAGCTGCGCCAGGCGATAGCCAAAGAGATAGCCAAGGGGAACATAGCCAATGAAAGACTTTGACGAATACCAGTGGGCTGCCACGTCCACCGCGACATATCCTGATGGCCAGGAGCTGCAATACCTGGCCTTGGGTCTAACAAGTGAGGCCGGCGAGGTCGCTGACAAGCTGAAGAAGCTGATCAGAGATAACGAGACGCAGCTCGAGAAGCTAACCTTCGAGCAAAAGAAAGCCATCATCGCTGAGCTCGGTGACGTGCTGTGGTACACAGCCATGCTTGCTTATGAGCTCGACTATAGCTTCAGCGACGTCGCATCTGCCAACATCGATAAGCTAGAGAGCCGGCAAGAGCGCGGTGTCATCGGCGGGTCAGGTGACAACAGATGACAGAGCGGTTGTTCTTCGACCTGGAGAGCAACGGCTTACTCGATACGATAGACCGCATTCACTGCATCGGGATCCTGGATCTCGATACCGGTGACTATCGAGGCTACAAGCCGGACGAGGTTGACAGCGCACTGCTGCGTCTCTCCAAGGCTGATGAGATCATCGGCCACAACATCATCAACTACGACATTCCAGCCATCCAGATCGTCAAGCCTGGCTGGAACACAGAAGCGAAGATCACTGACACGCTGATCCTCTCGCGCCTCATCTACTCCGACCTGAAACGTGAAGACTGGGATGCCGAAAGGGACATGCCTAAGCGCCTCTATGGCAGCCACAGTCTTGCTGCCTGGGGTCACCGGCTGCGGAACCACAAAGGCGACTACAGCGGCGGCTGGGAGAGCTGGAACGAGGAGATGCACGAGTACATGGAGCAGGACGTCCGTCTGACTGCTCACCTGTATCGGATCTTCAACGTGGACAAGGTCAGTGAGAGAGCCATTGAGCTCGAGCACCAGGTGGCCTGGATCACCGATGCTATCGGCAACGCCGGCTGGACCTTTGACGAGGTGAAGGCCGGCAAGCTGTTTGCAGAGCTGGCAGCACGACGCCAGGAGCTCGACAGTGAGCTGCAGGATCTGTTTGAGCCCTGGGAGGTCTCCGAGACCATTGTGCCCAAGGTCAACAACAGCAAGCTCGGCTACCAGAAGGGTGTGCCCTTCGAGAAGCGCAAGACTGTCTACTTCAACTACATGAGCCGCCGGCAGATCGAATTCTGTCTGCGCCGCAAGTATGGCTGGGAGCCAAAGCTCCTGACCAATGACGGTCATGCACAGATCGATGACGTTGTGCTTGGTAACTTGCCCTACCCAGAAGCGAAACGACTGTCTGAGATCTTCCTGATCCAGAAGCGTATCGGTCAGCTCGCTGAAGGCAAACAGGCCTGGCTACAGAAGGTCGAAAAGGACGGCAAGCTACGCCACCGCATCATTAGCGGCGGTTGTATCTCCGGTCGCGCCAGCCACGTCGGGCCTAACCTGGCCCAGGTGCCTAGCACCCGGCAGCCCTACGGTGAGCAATGCCGTGAGCTATTCACCGTGCAGCCTGGCTACAGCCTGGTTGGATCTGACCTGTCTGGGCTCGAGCTTCGCTGCCTGGCTCACTTCCTCAACGATGGTGGCGCATATGCGAAAGAGATCCTCAGCGGTGACATCCACACAGCTAACCAACAGGCGGCGGGGCTCGACACAAGAGATCAGGCCAAAACCTTTATCTACACCCTCATCTTCGGAGGTGGAGACCGTAAGCTCGGAGAAGTGGTGGGATCTAGTCCTGCGGCTGGCCGGAAGCTACGAGACAACTTCTTCAGATCCGTCCCAGCGTTCCGAGAGCTCAAAACGCAGCTCGGAGTAGCAGCGGAGAAGGGGTGGATCTACGGCCTGGACAAGCGCCGGCTCAAGGTCCGCAGCCAGCACTCTGTGATGTCCACACTGATCCAGTCAGCCGGCGCCGTGCTTTGCAAGCAATGGCTGGTGGAGATCGATCACGCAATCAAAGAAGCCAACCTCGATGCCCAGGTGATCGCCTGGGTACATGACGAGGTGCAGATCCAAGTAAAGAAAGGAGACGAGGATGTCGTTGGTGATATCGCTCGAAGAGCAGCGCAAAAAGCGGGAGAAGCGTACAGCTTTAGATGCCCCATCGCAGCGGAGTATGCCGTCGGGCGAACTTGGCGAGATACCCATTGATCCTGACAGCGATGGTGCCCCTGAGCTGGGCCTGATGATGCTCTACGACGTGTGCCGAGAGGCATGGGAGAAAGGCATCACCACCAAGGGTGACTACGCAAGGAAGGCGGCAAACGCCGTCGCTATCGCTGCAGTTGAAGGTCTCATCACAACCAAGATGACCGAGATGCATTACGGCAACCGCTGGCTCCTCACTGAGGACGGCGCAGACTTCATGGTGGATCTCGAAGATGCTTATAGTTGATGCTGACCTGTACCTCTACCGCTGCACCGCAGCAACGGAAGAGGAGACCGACTGGGGCGATGACGTCTGGTCGCTGACTACAGATCTGAAGATCGCCAAGGATCTGTTCAGCACCCAGATGGCAGAGTTCAAAGCTCGCCTCGACGATGACGACATCATTATGTGCCTGTCATCCACCACCAACTTCCGCAAAGCCATCGAGCCCACTTACAAGTGGCAGCGCAAGAAGACCAGGAAGCCCCTGGGCTATGTCGCAATGCTGGACTGGGTGCAGCACCACTACCGCACCTTCCAAAAGCCTGGGCTCGAGGCTGACGACTGCATGGGCATCCTGGCCACCAAGCCGGACAACATCGGCAAGGGCATCATCGTTAGCGACGACAAGGACATGAAGACGATACCAGGCAAGCTCTATCGCCCTGGTAGCTCTGAGCTGCTCGAGGTGTCACAGGCTGATGCCGACGAAGCGTTCTACACACAGTGCCTGGTCGGGGATCCAGCAGATGGATACCCAGGCCTAAAAGGCTACGGCCCACGCACTGCTGCCAAGACACTCGGCTCGCAGCCGACCTGGCAGAAGGTTGAACAGGCCTATGTCAAAGCCGGCCTGACCAGGAAGGACGCTCTACACCAGGCACGACTTGCGCGGATCCTACGCTGGGCCGATTGGGACAGCGAGAACGGCAAGCCAATACTTTACGAGGGAGAGACACATGCATGAAGCGCATGAGGACTACATGAAGCGCCGTATGCAGGAGACCACCCTGGGTGATGTCCTGGACGCAGCTCTTCAAGAAGCCAGAGAGGTCAATGACCCTGTGGACCCCCAGCACTACAACAGCCACGCCATCGAGCCGATCACATACATCATGGCCAATCAGCTCGATTTCGCTGAGGGCAACGTCGTCAAGTATGTCAGCCGTTGGCGACAGAAAGGCGGTGTGGGTGATCTACGCAAGGCACGTCAGTACCTCGATTTCATAATCAGAAACGAAGAAGAAGGAACCCCACTCTAATGAACATGATCAGCAACCAACACTATGGCCCGACACTGTCGCTCTCGGAGGAGATCGATCAGCAGAAGTACCGGCAGCAGGGCGAGGACTTCTATAGCAAGGTGGTACGCATTGCAGACGGCCTGAAGGACAGCGCCGAGCACTTCGAGGACTTCAAAGATGCGCTGCGGAACATGCGGTTCCTGCCGGCAGGACGTGTCCAGAATGCCATCGGAGCTGCCAGGCAGACAACTGCCTACAACTGCTTCGTCAGCTCCACCATCACCGACGACATGACATCGATCATGGCTGTAGCTACAGAGGCTGCAGAGACAATGAGGCGCGGTGGTGGTATTGGCTATGACTTCAGCAACCTGCGCCCTCGAGGTGACCGCATCAAGAGCCTGGACAGCCTTGCCAGCGGCCCTGTGAGCTTCATGGGCATCTTTGATGCGGTGTGTCAGACAATTGCGTCTAGCGGCCATCGCAGGGGTGCTCAGATGGGTGTGCTACGTATCGACCACCCTGACATCGAGCAGTTTATTAGTGCCAAGCATAACACCGACAAGCTGACCGGGTTTAACGTCAGTGTAGGCGTGACAGACAAGTTCATGGAGCACCTGGAGACTGGTGAGCCGTTTCCCCTGGTGTTTGAGGGTAAGGTCTACAAGGAAGTAGATCCACAAGCGTTGTGGGACATGATCATGCGCTCGACCTGGGATTGGGCTGAGCCTGGTGTCCTGTTCATCGACACCATCAACAACAAGAACAACCTGTGGTACGTCGAGAAGATCGCAAGTACGAACCCATGCGGGGAACAACCTCTGCCGCCAAACGGTGCTTGTCTCCTGGGCAGCTTCAACCTGGTCAAGTATGTCGAAGACAACCAATTCGACTTTGACCAGTTCAGTGCCGACATCTCTGTGGTTGTACGTGCGATGGATAATGTGATTGATCGGACGATCTACCCACTCGAGGCACAGCGTGTCGAAGCGCAACAGAAGCGGCGCATGGGCCTGGGTGTCACCGGACTGGCCAATGCCGGCGAGATGCTGGGGCTAAGTTACGGCAGCGAGGGCTTCATGACATGGATGCAGACTGTCCTTGTTACACTACGTGACAACGCCTACCACACAAGCTGTCTCCTAGCACAAGTCAAAGGTCCGTTCCCGCTGTGGAACCACCAGGACTATAGCAAAAGCGATTTCATCAAGACGCTGCCGCAGTGGCTACAAGACGAGATCTCAGTCTACGGCACCAGGAACAGCCACCTGCTATCCATCGCCCCAACCGGCACGATCTCACTGACTGCAGACAACGTCAGCAGCGGCATCGAGCCACCGTTCAGCCTTTACTACGACCGCACCATCCAGCAGTTCGATGGTCACCAGGTCGAGCGTGTAGAGGACTATGCATACCGCCAGGGCGTGGCCGGCAGGACAGCCAACGAGATCACGGCAGACGAACATGTCGATGTCCTGATCATGGCATCCAAGTATGTCGATAGCGCCGTCAGCAAGACCTGCAACGTCGGTGACGATGTCACCTTTGATGAGTTCAAGCAGCTCTACTACAAGGCCTGGAAGGGCGGCTGTAGCGGGATCACTACGTTCCGCGCATCTGGAAAGAGATATGGCATCCTCAATGAGGTGAAGACCCAGGAAGAGCCCAAGGCAGAGGCTTGCTTCATCGACCCATCGACAGGGCAGAAGTCATGCGAGTAAGACCGCAGTGTCAGCAGTGTGCTACGCCGGCAGACGTCACACTGAACGACCGTGATCATCTCTGTGCCAAGTGCTACATGAAGGACAAGAAGCCTCTGCCGGCACGACCACCAACACGCACCCGCGCTGTGAACCGCAATATGTAGGGTGTTGTCTTACCAAGGCGTGACCCAGGAACCTCCACCAATAGGAGTGTCTCCTGGGCCACTAGCCACTACATATGCCCTCTAAACAGACTTAAGTCCACCCTTAGGAGACAGTATGTTTCCAAAGCAGACCCAGGCCTCGACTACAAGGGTGATCACAGGTCAGACATGGGTCTAACCAAGGATGGACATGGGTCTGACTTAGGTTGGACATGGGTCTGACATGGGTCTGACTTAGGTCGGACATGGGTCTGACTTAGGTTCTGTCATGTCCCGATTTGTTCTTCAAAGAATGCCGTGTCACACGGTCAATGTTCACTAATGGCCAAATGTCCCTAGGTCATACCCCTTTGGTCATCTGATCCGATATCAGATGCTCCTCAGTCACCAACGATTACAACGACTTACGGTGTTCCCAGGCCTCAGCGGGTCCCATCCTGCCGGCATCGAGGGCCCGGTAGGTGTCAATCGACCTCGACTTCACAAAGTCGGACTAAAGGGTTGTTGTTGTTGTTGTTATCCCGGCCTCTTTAAGCAGGGGCCCCAGTTTCGCAGAAGGATACCCCCATGGCGCTAGAGTCCGGTACCTACATCAACTCGCTCAACGCGAGTAATCCTGTGGCCACAGACGGTCTGGCCCAGGCAGACGACCACCTGCGCCTCATCAAGTCGACCATTTTGGCGTCGTTCCCCAATATCACTGGCGCAATGACCGCCACGCACACGATCTTGAACGGCCTAGATGGCCGTGTCTCAGCAATTGAGAACGGCGTCCACGCCAGTGACACAAAGATGCTTTTCCAGCAGTCCACAGCCCCCACAGGCTGGACTAAGGACACTACGCACAACGACAAGACACTTCGTGTAGTAACAGGCACGGCAGGGACCGGCGGAACCAATGCGTTTTCGTCTGCCTTCACCTTCACACCGGCTGGTTCAGTCAGTACGAGTGTCAGCGGCACAGTTGCCAATCACACGCTGACCACAAGCCAGATCCCGGCTCACTCGCACAGCATGGGCTCAAACACTCGTGTTCAGCTAGGTTATGACAACGGTACAGCATACGCAGGTAGAACCGACTACAACCCTCACGGTGCTATCACCTATTCCACGCAGAACACAGGTGGCGGTGGCGCACACAACCACGGCTGGTCCGGCTCCGCGACATCGGCCTTCACTGGCACGGAAGCGGACCTCGCGCCTCAGTACGTCGATGTCATCATCGCCACCAAGGACTAACCCATGAAGCTCGAGGTGAAGGACAACTGTCCACTCAACGGCTTTGAGCCTTGTAAGCAATTCGACTGTGCCTGGTTCATGAAGATCCAAGGTCAGAACCCCAACACCGGAGAGCCCACAGAAGAATGGGGCTGCGCTATGGCCTGGCTACCGGTTCTACTGATTGAGAACGCGCAGCAGTCCCGACAGACAGGCGCAGCGGTCGAGAGTTTCAGGAATGAGATGGTGTCGGCCAATCAGGAAAACCTACGCCAACTAAAGCAAGCCCAAACCGAGGAACAGACACATGGCTATCTTACCAGTTCGTGACCTCGGTAGCGCGGGTGTCATCACTGACCGCGCCAGTTACAACATCCCTATCAACGGCTTCTCTACAGGCATCAACGTCCGCTTCGACGAGGGTAAGGTACGTCGTGCTCCTGTGTTCCGTGAGGTGAAAGGCAGCCTCGGCTTCACTCCACGCGCCTGTATTGGCTTCACGCCGGCCACAGGCTACGACCGTGTCATCATGGTCTCTGACGACTACGCCATTCAGGAGTATGCGTCTGGTACAGTCACTGACCGCTCTGGTTCCATCACAGGATCCTCAGACCCCCGCCCATTCACAAGCGCTCAGCTCGCTGACGTTATCTACGTCAACCGTGAGGACAGGGTGCCAGTCTTCCGTCTCCCTGCCGGCACCAACTTTGCTGACCTGACCAACTGGGACGCCAACTGGCGAGCGGGTGCTTTGCGTAGCTATGGTGACTTCCTGCTCGGCCTCAAGATGACAGAGAGCTCCACGAACTATCCGAATAGGGTGAGGTGGTCGAACCTGGTGACAGCCGGCGCTATCCCCGACTCCTGGGACGCCACAGACACCACCAAGTCTGCCGGCTTCAATGACCTGGTAGAGCTCAAGACACCCCTGGTAGACGGTGTGCCGCTCGGGTCTAACTTCATCCTCTACAGCTCCGACCAGGTGTGGCTGATGGAATTCGTTGGTGGCACCTTCATCTTCAACTTCCGCAAGCTGTTTACCGACAGTGGTATGATCAACCAGAACTGCGCTGTCGAGGTAGAGGGTAAGCACTACGTTTTTGGCCCTAGCGACGTCTATGTCCACGATGGCACAACAAAGCAGTCCATTTGTGATGAGCGCGTGAAAGACTTCATCTACCAGGGACTGAACGTGCAGAAGTCGGATGTCTGCTTTGTGCAGCACAACCCCAACCTGAACGAAATCTACTTCTGTTACCTGTCAGGCGACCAGCACGTAGCGTTTCCAAACGCCACTAGGTGTAATCGCGCAGCCGCGTTTAATTACCGTAACAACACCTGGGCGTTCTATGACCTGCCTAACGTCTCTGACGGGTCATTGGCTAACATTAACAGCGTGAACACATTCACTACCGCCACCGATCTTACCTACGAGCTCGTGGGTGGCTCGTATTACGACCAGGAAGATAACTTTGACAAACACGTCCTGATGGTAGGCGAGGATCAGTCAGCGGACGGCCTGACGTCTGACAAACTGTTTGCTATTGATTTGTCCGATGAGGGCAAGTTGACCTTCCAGATCGACACCGAGGCAACCAAACCACCATTCCTGGAGCGCACAGGCCTGGACCTCGATGAGGCCGGCTCTAATGCCTCGAACTATGTGGTCGTTACTAGGCTCTACCCCCAGATGGACACAACAAACTCGTCCGACACCACCGTCAACTTCGAGTTTGGTGCCTCTGACATCCCACGCGAGACCCCAGCATACGCCTCTACCATCGTCTTCGACATGGCAACAGATCATAAGATCGACAGCCGAGCTGCAGGTCGCTATCTGTCCTACAAAGTCACCCTCGATAGTGACGACTACAAGGACTTTGAGTGGTCAGGCGTTGACTTAGACATCACACAGACAGGAGCAAGGTAATGGCCTTGGACGACCGCAGTGATCAGGTAGTCACCAAGTATGTCCGGCGTCAGTTCCCTGAGCTCGAAGACGGTATTCGTCGCTACATCCAGGACGAACTACAGCGCATCGAGCAGTCCGTATCCACAATCGCGTCTGCATCTATCCAGGTAGCAGACCAAGCCCCCGAAAACCCAGTCAAAGGCATGGTCAGGTATGCCGTATCAGGCTGGGATCCCCTAGGTGACGGCTCAACAGGCCTCATGGTCTACAACGGCACTGCCTGGGCCGCCGTATAAGAGGAAAACATCATGTCATTCTTTTCTAGCCCCGCTTTTGGTCAGATTGCCGGCGGTCTGATCGGTGGTTTGTTTGGCAACAAAGCAGCCAAATACCAGCAAGGCAGTGACGCGGCAGCTATTGCCGCACAGATGGCACCATTCAACCTCCTGCAGCCCTACCTGAAACAGCTCTACGGCGGCGCATCTGGAGCCTTGGGTGATGCTTTGAACATGGGTGCCTACACAGGCGACACCTATGCCGGCATGAACCCGCTCGCAGACGAGGGTTACAGCGCCATTGCTGGTTTGGGCCGCAATATGTTTACCGGCGGCCAGGATATCATGAACGCCACCAGCGGTTTTGGCGCTAACCAGGCCGATATCTACAACCGCGCCTCACAAGACACGCTCAGCAACGCCGTAGACTACGCCACGAACAGCCCACAGGCGCAGTCTATGATTAACGCCGCTATGAGGGACGATAGCCGGCGTCTAAACGAGCAAACATTGCCTGGTATTGGTCTGGGGGCCAGTGGTACCGGCAACAGTAACAACTCTCGCCGCTTCATGAACGAAGCTATAGCTCAGCGAGGCTTCGATGACCGTCGTGCTGACGTTGCGAGTGATGTCTACAAAGGCCTTGCT